ATTTCTGCTTCGGTTTCAATTTTGCGAAGTCGCTCCAATTCTTGATCAACTTTAACAGCTTGTTTTTTGGTTTCTGTGGAGTCCTTAAAAGCCTTGTTTAATTTGTTTAATCCTTCCGCATTTTTACTCAAAGCAGCCGAATTTTCTGCAACCTTTTTGCTCTCTTTTGCAATACTGATTAATTCAGCATTAAACTTCTGGAGAACTCCAATAGTATCTGCAGCACTTTTTTTTATTGCTCCGAATAAATCCGCCTCTGAAACGTCACTTTGTTTTATTTGCTTTGCCATATTCCTCCATTAAATCAAAAAATTCTTTAACTGTTACCTCTTTTTCATTCAATCTGTACCCCATCCATTTACTCAAGTGGATTAAACTTTTTTCTATTGAAGTTCCCTCCCCTTTGTTCTCCAACATTGATTTTATTTTAGCCTCTTGAATTTCTATTTCTGTCAATCTGAATTTGTTTCTAGTTAAAACAAAATCACTTTCCAGAATACTTTTTTTAGCTGCTAAATCAATCCATTTTTTATATATTTTTCCTAATCCGTATCTTTTTATATATTCATCAAATAAAAGTGTCCAATAAAACTCATCTTTTGCGTTTTCAATCGCATTTAAGGACGTTTCTACCCTAATATATACTAACTCCCCACCGATACATTTTCGCCAGTTAAATAAGGGCATATCGCTAATCGATTTCCAATACCTTTCTGACATATTTAATGTATCCCTCTTTAAGAACTTCCGTATATTTTTCCAAACTTTCCTCATTCAATCCTAAAATTTCCTCCCTCCACCAATCTTGCGACTGCATAAGTCCATAAGTTGAAGAGGTTGCCTCTACAAAAATAGTATCTTTTAGCACCATTACAAACATCGAATTATAAAACGCTCCAGTATCTTTTAAAGTAAACGGATCTCCTTGTTGTTTTGCGCCCTTTGATATTAATTGAGTAGCGTATGAATAGCGACCGATTATTTCGTCATTGCTGTCAACTCCTTTTTTCTGGAGCTGTTCGTTCTGGATTAAATTAATCACGAATTGCTTTGTATCTGGTCTTATGTTAACATCATACCAAGCTACCGCCTCGCTTAAAAGACGAACTTTCTGCAATTTTTCCGCCAGAGCTGTGTCGAATACTAACATAGCTACAAAATTAGTGAATAAAATTCAGAGTTTATTTTTTCTTTTTACTTTTATCATCACTTTTTATTAAATACTGCAATCTGTCCACGTGTTTTTGTGCTGAATTCTTATTTGCAAAATTGCTTATTGATAAACTAATTACTCCAGTTACTTTATTAAATGATTTTATCTTCCAGGACATCCGATTTTTTTGGTAAATAAAAAAGGGGCACCAACAAAGTAGCACCCCCTTTTAATATTATGGCGGACCAAATATAAAAAAACTTATTTATTATCCAGATACTCGCATATTCTATTTTCAATATTATTAATATCCATTGGACTTAATTTGTCCAATATATCAATATCCGCAATGAACTTTGTGCGAAGGATAACGCTCCGAATATATATAATCCAGCCTTCAATTACATTATTATCTGGCTCGTAATTTTGCCATTCGTAATAAAATTCTACTCCCGTTGAATCCTCTAATTCTAAAAAATCTTCATTCATAATTTCTGTTTTTTAATTGTGATTACTTTTGCCATTCAATATCCATACTGCATATTCCATATCTGTAAAGAATAACTTTAAGAATTCTCTCGTGCATCTGTGCTTGAGTCTCCTCGTTACCCATCTGATAAAACATACCTACTGAACTTCCATTTACTTTTACTAATGCTTTCATAATTATTTGTTTTTAGTTGTTATGCTACAAATATACAAATTTAATTTACATAATATATTATTTTATAAAAAAAAGATAAAAAAAACGTGCGAGTGTTTAATTCGCACGTTCTTAATAGGTTTTGAACTGAAACTATTTACTACTTTTTTTTAGTTTTTTTCTTTCTGCCAGTCGGATTTGCTTGTTCCCAAGCTAAAACCACAACCTTTTCTGGTATATGTTTCAGAGCTTTCTTTGCTTCGTCTTTGGTTACTGACATCAAGTAATCCGCATTAAAACTTGACTTACCTACTTTGATAACCATTATAGAGTTACGCTAAATGATCCAGCAAAACCAAGTTTGTCAACTGTAACTTCTGCAACATCTGCACTAGATTGAGCGGCAAAAGTGATAGTATAGTTTCCTGGAGTGTTTTCTGTTACTGTCAAAATAGGTTCAACAACTCCGTTAATAGTTAATACAAAATCAGCTAAAACCGCTCCACCGAAAACAACTTTATTTAAAGCAGTTCCGTATGACGTTTTTGCGTCAAAAATAATTGCGTCAAATGCTCCAGCTGCAACAACATCCGTAAAATTAACATCAATCAATCCTTCTAAAGAATTAAAATTAATTCCCGCTTCCGTTGGAGTAATCATATAAAGAGTAGCCTCGTTAAATAATCTATTCCAGTCGAATGAAAGCATAATTTTTTGAATTGTGCTATCTGTTGCAAACATTAATTTTGGATCCCATGAAGCATTATCAACTGGAATAGGATACAAAAAGTCTCCTTCTTGACTTCCTACTAAGTTCCCATTGACATCAACTATAAAGATACCAAACTCTACACATCGCGAAGCTTGAAGCTTGCCCAAAAAAGTAGGGGTTGAATCTTCCGCCCAAAACTCTCCAGTAAAAGAGCGTAATCCTTGACGCAAAAAAGCTTTACGACCACTAGCCGCTTCCTCAAATTGTGAGTCTCCTTTTGGTAGCTCCACATTTTCAAATGCTGGCAAAGGAAACCATCTTTGCGATGGGTCTGGGTTATTTACTAAATCTACATTCCACGCTGGTAGCGTAGCAGTTAAATCTATTCCATTTCTTACTCCCGTATTAGAGAATAAAGGAACCAATATTAAAGAGCTGGTAACGCTCTGAATTGGCACACAATTAGGTCTTCCAGTATTGGATAAACCCGCTGAACAATCACATCCGATCATATCTTTTAATTTTTATTTTTTTACTTAACATTTGCAGTTATTTTTATACATTGTCAAGGGGAACCGCAACTCTACCCCAGATAAATTGGCATCTAAAATATTTTGGATTACTCCTGTTTCTTGCTCGACACCAAATCGCGAGAAACTTATTATCTCGTGGTCCTCAAATCGTTGAAACCTACGATCTTTTTGAATTATGTCTATAAAAGACTGAGCTAACCGCATCATTGGATAAACAACTTCTCTTCTGTGGTCCTCTGTATAGAAATCACGAATATTTGTTTCGTCCAAAAAGAATATTCTCAAATCACTTGAAAATAATCTAGCATCATTCCTTCCGTAATTTGTTTGTCTGATTATTTCAAACAGCCAAATCAAAGGAGTCTTTTTTCCTAAATCCGTTTTTTCTTTTTGTGTCCACTCATTATTCGCTGCTAACTTTGTCCCAGAGATAAAAAAGGGTCTTGGCAAAGCATAATTAACATTTGGCTCAAATGGGAAATCTGGATTAATTGCTTCAATAGAATTATTATAATCAACAAATTCTATTTTAAACACATTTTCCGCTTCATCTACTAGCGTTTTTCCCTTTCTTGCATACTTTGTATCGCAAAAAGAAACCACGTTTGTATTGAGCGTTTCTGTGCCTATTAGAATATTATCAATGCTATTAACAATATCTGAGACAATAACCGATATTTCTTGCTCTAAATCCAATATGCTAATTTTTTTATCTCTCCGTTAAACTCTGGATAATCTGTCCTATATTTCATAATATAAGACTGGATTGCTCTATAGTTTTGGATTGCTCTGTTATACCTATCCCACATCCTTGAATTAAACGACCTTACAGCATCCGAATTTTCGCCCTTGCTGGAAACGTTACCGATAGGAGTCATTTTGTTTGATTGATCGCGTACTATTTCAAAGTAAACGAAACCAGTCAACATAACATTCATCCCCTCGCTAGTCCAGTTTCTTTTTGTTCCACCTCTGGCATAAAATAACCAGTTGTATTCAATAGAAAATGGGACAAAGATATCAATAAACCTTTGTATTGTCGGAGTGCCACCTCCAGCAATTAAATCAGCAATAAACAAATCAGCCAAATCAGCACCCAACAAAGCAATTAAATATTCTCTTTCATAGGTATCTATGTAAAAGTCATAATCTGGAGTATCATACATTGAATTGGACAGCGCATATTTTCCAACAAAATCGCTAGAGGTTACAATCATCTTATTTCAATTTTGCTCTTTTTTGAGCTATTAGTATTTCAGCCAAAGCTCCGTCCACTAAATACTCTTTGCCTTCAATCAAAGAAGAAGCACCCCTCAACCCTATTAGCACATAAGATTTTTTAGGGTCCAACTTCTCCAGAGTAGTTTGAGTTTTTACTTTAGTAGCTTTTTTTATTGTTTCTTTTTCAGACATAATTCTTTATATTAAAGAGCGTTTAAAGCAGTAATCGCTGTGCTGAAAGTACCTTTTACGAATGCTGGATAATGATTTGACTTAACATAATGAACTGCTCTCATCTCTGCAAGAATTGTAACTAAGTTACGAGTAAAATCATCATTTACATAACCGATCTGGATATTAATATCTTCACGAATTCTTAAATTAGAACGAGTCCAATCTCCTACATAAAACTCTCCAACTGGCACCAAGTTATTTTCAATAATTGGAACGCCACTAACGATAATAGTACCGTCTGCAGCTGGTTGATAAACTGGATAAGTATATTCTCCTGTTGATGATTTTGTTAACTGCAATTTAGCCGCATCCGCTGGGTTAAGAGTAATCCCATTAGCGATAAAATTAGCCTGTGCAATTTGAGCAATAGCCACTCTTAAAACATCACTTTCATTTGCATTAGGTATTGTTCCAGCGAATGAACCAGCCGCCCAAGCAACTGCGTTTAAATCAATTCCCTCTAAGTTTTGTCCTACTCCATCACCCAATAAAATCTGCTCGTCTAGTTTTAATTGGATTAACTCGATTAATTCAGAGTTTATTTCTCCAGCCATAAAAGACAAATCAGAAAGCATCTCACGAGAAACTTTGATAAAAGTTGCAATTTTACGCACCTCTTTTGAAGTCTCTTCAAGGTCAAAATCTGACTGCGGTTTCAAAGCTCCCTCTGCAACCATACCAGCTGCATTCGGATCTGGATTTGTTTGCTCAACGTAAACAACAAATTTAGAAACTACTGAAGAAACATTAATTAATGCTCTTAAGAATGGACGTCTGCGAACAATTCTCGTAACTCCTTGCTCCAACTCTGATAAACCAACTTGTCCAGTGTAGTTTGTTGTAAGCGTCATTGTGTCTGCCTTAATTGCTAAATTGATATTTTGCAATTCTTTAGCCGCAATTTTAGAAACTTGTTCTGTTGCTCCATTGAATGCAGCTACAATTTTAGCACCCAAAGAAAGAGATTTTTCAGCCACAACTGGACGCTCTTTCAATGCTTCAATTTTACCTTCTAGTCCAGCAATAACAGTTTTCATACTGTCAAGCTCTCCCTTATTGTTTTCGTTTTTCAACGAGTCAAGCTCCGATTTTAAATCGTCTGCTGTTTGTGAAGTTGCCAAACCTTTGACAGCCTCATTTACTTTTAGAGTAATTTGTTCAATTACTTTTTCTGGAGTTAAATCTTCCATTTTTTTGTTTTGATTAAAAATTAATATTAGTAACTACTTTCTGCCAGTCAAATTTTTGTTTCGGCTCTTTAACCTCTAAGTGAACTTTAACGCTCGGCTCAGTATTTAAGAGTGAATTAATTTGTGATGAAAAAAGATTATGTTTTTGCTCCAGAGCATAAAGACGTTCGTCCGTACCTTCCCCCGAAGCAAGTGCTTTCGCAATTATATTTAATTCGTTTAGTTTTGTTTTAATAGCTTCGTTCAAATCCTCTTTTGTTGCTGATTTGATAAATTCTACTGGAGTAAATTCGTTAGCTCCAAAAGTTACTGCCGATCCTTCCCAGAGTTTAACCTCTGAAATCATATAGTATCCACCCATTTCTGTACTCGCATCCTCAACAAATTTTACTTTGTCTTTAAGATAATTAAAGCCGATTGAGTGCTCTCTGATAATTCCGTCTTTATAATCTGCCAAAGCGTCTTTGCCTATTGTAGAACTTCCCATTTCTGCAACTGCAAAAAGTCCGATTTCATCCTCTGACAGCTCAATAAATTTTCCGATTGGTTTTTCCCAGTCGTGATATCTTAAAAAAGCAATCTTTCTGTTGCTCGTTGCTTTTGGTCCACGTTCCTGAATACTTTTTGAGAAAGCTCCGCGCATAATCATATCATTATCCGAGTCGATCACATCAAATGCACTCAAATACATCGCTACTTTGTTCCCAGCTTCGTCAATATCTTTGATATTAGTTGACTGGCTCTTTACCTGATACTGATTAAACGATTTTTCCATTATATTCAATTAACTTGACAAAATTATGTAATTTTGTTCACAAATCAAATATTATTATGAATACTAGTAATTTTTTAGACTTTTTCCGTTCGTGGTTTGATATGGATAACGGTCGATTTGGACTGTTAAAAAATTCTTTGAGGGGTGCTAAAACTAGAATTTTTGGAGTTAAAACAGCTGTTTGGATTGATACCAGCGAAGCGTATAAATGTTATATTGAAATTCCAGAGCTTCGAGCGGTTATAAATAAACGTGCTTCAATGATGGCTTCAGCGAAACCTTGTTTGTATAAAGATGGGGAGAAAGTAGAAGAAAGTAGAAAGCCATTGGTTAATTGACTTAATAAAAAAACCTAATGCAACTCAAAACTGGGAGGACGTTATATTTTCACTAGGAGTTAACGATGCTCTGTATTCAAATGCTTTCGCTTATGCCCCTGTTCGTTCTTTCAATATCCGAAATCTTTTAGTTCCTATTCCTTCCGATCGTATGGTCGTTAAAACTACTGGAGTGAGTTTAAAACAACTGGACAAAGAAGGCATGATTAAGGAGTTTAAATTCCAACAAGATGATGGAGAATGGGAAAAATTAGACGTTAAGGACGTTGTTTATTTAATGACTCCAGATGGTATTAATTTAATTAAACCTTCCAGCCGATTAGATGCTCTAGTTTATCCTTTGTCAAATATCAAAGCTACCTATCATAAAAGGAACGTGTTGCTTGAAAATCTGGGTGCTATTGGTATTCTGTCCACAAAGAAGAATGATTTAGGCGGTGCGCTTCCTATGACTCCAGAGGAAAAACAAGAAATCCAGCGTGACTGGATGCACAGAACAAAGGACGATTTGATAATTACAGAGGCGGAC